GGAGAATGCTTTGTCCCAAGAAGAAGAAAGATACTACGAACAGTACTTTGCACTCTTTGCAACAGATGGTTGGAAACAATATATTGCAGAGCTACAAGAAGTACTAGATGAACATAGAATAGAAGATATCAAAGATTTGCAAAATCTATATACGCTAAAAGGCGAAAGAGCAGTCCTTAGCCGTATAGTCAACTTTGAATCTAGTATTCGTAACAGTTATGATTATCTCTTGGAAACTGATAATGTTTAGGAGATATGATTATAAATGCACTGTATGTGAGCATGTAGAAGACCATTGGACAGATCCCGATGATAAATTTACAACTTGCAATGAATGCGGTGAAACAGCAAAGCGGATAATCTCTCCGATCTCGACACATTTCATTGGACAGGGTTGGCCTGATAAACATGACAAGTGGGCTAGAGATCACGAAAGAGCCGCTAAAAAATAACTAATCCATAATGGCTATTGCCACGGAGTTTAACAATATGGCACAATTTATTCAATCTAGTCCCGAAGAACTAAATGAAGGCGAAGAATTCTCATCAATCGAAGACGATCAGATTCCAAAAGAAATGGAGCAACCTGAAGAGCTTGAGCAGGTAGAAGAATCTGCAGAGCTAGAAGCTGAAGAAGAAGTTATTCCTGAAAAGTATCAGGGCAAGTCGATCCAAGACATTGTTCAGATGCATCAAGAAGCTGAAAAACTTCTAGGTAGGCAGTCTTCTGAAGTTGGCGAATTACGCAAGATTGTAGATGATTTCGTAAAGACTAGGCTTGAAGAAGCCAAAAGCCCACAAAAAGAAGAAGCCGAAGAAATTGACTTCTTTACTGATCCCGAAAAAGCAGTTGAGCGTTTAGTTTCAAAGCATCCTAAAATTAAGGAAGCGGAGAACATAACTCTTGTAATGAAACAACAAGAGGCTTTAGGTCGCCTTAAAGCAAATCATCCTGACTATGAAACTATTGTACGGGATGCTGAATTTGCAGAGTGGGTAACTAAATCTAAAATACGTACTGAATTATTTCAGCGTGCAGATCAGCAGTTTGATTATGATAGCGCAGACGAACTACTCACATCGTGGAAAGAGCGTCAGAATATTGTAAAAGAAACTGCAGACATGCAAGATGCAGACCGCAAGCGTCAACTGAAAGCCGCCTCAACAGGTAGCACAAAAGGATCTGGTGAAAAGACAAGTCGAAAAATCTATCGGCGTGCTGATATTATTAAACTTATGCAAACAGACCCTAACAGGTATCAAGAGCTTGCCGCTGAAATCAGACAAGCCTACGCTGAGGGTCGAGTAAAATAGCTATTATAGGAGATTATCATGGCTAACTTAACCCCGAGTACCAGTAACACAGTTACTAAACTTAATGCTGACAAGTTTATTCCTGAACTATGGTCAGATGAAATTGTTGCGGCGTATAAGCAGAATCTTGTTCTCGCTAACCTCGTAAACAAAATGTCAATGACAGGTAAGAAAGGTGATACACTTCACATTCCTAAACCTGATCGTGGTACTGCGGCTCTAAAAGATCCGGCAGATACTGTGACAATTCAGCAAACTGCAAACAACGAAGTTGTTGTGACAGTCAACAAGCACTATGAATACTCACGCTTGATTGAAGACATTACTGAAGTACAGGCACTGGATTCACTGCGCCGCTTCTACACTGATGATGCAGGTTATGCTCTTGCTAAGCAAGTCGATACTGATTTGTTTACATTGTTGTTGAGCATTTCTAATGCCGCAGGTACTGCAGACGGTGCTGATTGGACTCAATCTGCTCGTCAGTTCACAGCCGCAGGTGCGTTGATTGACTATGACGATTCAACCGCTTTGGGTAACATTACAGCCGCAGGTATTTTTGATACAGGTTTCCGTAACTTGATTCAATTGCTTGATGACCAAGATGTTCCTATGGACAATCGTGTTCTTATTGTTCCTCCATCAATCCGTAATATTATTATGGGTGTGGATCGTTACAACTCATCTGACTTTGTAGATGGTCGTGGCGTAAACAATGGTCAGATTGGCTCACTCTACGGTGTAGATGTTTATGTTACATCTAACTGCCCTGTTGTTAACGGTACTAATGTTGACGGTACTGCAATGACTCTAATGCACAAAGATGCATTTGTCCTTGCTGAGCAAATGGCAGTTCGTTCACAGACTCAGTACAAGCAAGAGTTCCTTGCGAACCTCTTCACTGCTGATACTCTGTACGGCACACAGGTACTGCGTCCTGAAAACGCTATCTCTGTAGTAGTTTAATCTACAGTACATCAGGGGAGTCTCTATGACTCCTCTGCCTTATTCTTACACTGGAGAAAGTAATGGCTCTTTACCGTGGTCTAGGCGGTGCAGGTACTGAAGCACTTCTT